CTAACTCATTCTGTTCAGGCAGTTCCTGTCCGTTTTATATATGTCAAATGGTTTTAATGCATAAACTCGTAAGCTAATTTTACTATAGTGTATAAAATTAGTGTAATTTAATTGGGCGAGTTAATTGATGATGTAAATCATCACCCAAGAAATTACAAGATCGTTTGTGAGCGATTTTAAATAATTCATATTGTTTTCTGAGTCATCTAGTATGACTTTATATTTTATATAATGTGCCGTTTTGTTATTTGTGAAATGTTTTTATTTGAGAAAATTACAAATAAATTGTGAATATTTACAGTAATGAGGATACAAAATAGTATTTTAATACTCTGTGGACGAATCGACCCTGCCACAGGTGAGACTGATTATACTCAAATGAATATGTCTACGATAAAAATTTTAGACCCCGGGCACCTAGGGAGGACCCAAATGTATTAGACGATAACGAGTTAGGTAAGTCAATATATTGTAAGATTATCATGATCTTACGTCTGAAATAAGCACGTAACATATTTCATTTGATCATATGAAGTTCTATACTTTCTTTTCGCATGGAAAGTATAATTTCGAGGTCACATTACTGTTATACAATGTTCATTCTTTTAATAATTTGAATGAAAATAAAAGCATTTAGTGGATTGATTTTTATTAATCGATCAAACCCCAAACTTAAAAAACAAATATGTCAAGTCTTTCTACTACTAAGTCGGGCTCAAAATGCGAAAACTGTGAAATCTATATATATAATGCCATAACGTTCAATGATCGAACGTTATGCACTGTTTGTGTAGATGAACATTATAGTCAGTGGTTGTACTCTATCAACCACACAAAAACCAAAAGAACCAGACAATCAAATGGCTGGTTCCAGCGTATATTTAAGAGAAATAGAATATGTGCTACTAATTCCGAATGGAAACGTGATCTCACCCGAGAGGGTGTTGAATCTAATCCAGGACCAAGCAGCACATATGCTACTTTACAAGCACAATGGAGTGTACCAATGCAACATGCTTATAACAAGTATTTTAAGCGTAATTCAATAGATTCAGATTTTATCTGTAATCTTATTGAATCAACATTGATATTATTCTATGATTTATCACGCGCTGATTCAAAGGCTTCTAAAACAGTTGCTATTTTGAGTTGTGTTAAATCAATGAAACATGAACCTTTAATCAAAAGTGTTAAAACACATATTTCACAAATCTCAGATTTTTTGCTTGATTATTCTTTACAAGCTGAAGATACTTCAATGTTAGAAGGTATGCGTGATTTATTAAATAAATATGATAAGGTTAAGGACAGTGGTTTGTTCAAAAAATTGTACAAATGTGCAATGTATGCTTTATCCATGTCCATATTTTCTGATATGGGCTTAACTATGGATAAATTACGTTTTACACGTTTGCAACAAGAAGCCATACATAAGAGATATCATTCTCGTGTGGACTTCGTTCACAGTATAGTAGATACTATTGTATTTATATGTGAACGAGGTCAACAATATATGCGTACTGGTTCAATGGATTCTATTTTCCATGATGGTAGCGCATATAGTGCATGGTTGGAAAAAGTTTTCGTTTTGAAACGAAAATCTCAATTTTTAGCCAATCCAGAACCTCATGGTTTTGATAAATTTTCATTTCTCGCTGATTTACGAGATGTGATTGATCAAGGTCAAAGTATGAAAAAATATGCTAGCACATTAGATGACACTTCAAAGTTTCATGTAACACGTGCTTTAGCTGAAATGGAATTACTTTTGTCTGATCAAATTTCGAAAAGATCTTCACAAAAGGAAAGACAAGCACCATTTGCTGTGTGCTTATCGGGAGGCTCAAGTGTAGCAAAATCTACATTGACTCAAATTTTATTCCATCATTATGGAAAATTATTTAAATTACCTACTGATAGTGAATATATGTATACTAGAAATCACGTTGATGATTTTTGGGTAAATTTTAATTCGACACAATGGTGTGTTCGTATGGATGATATAGCTTTTATGTTACCATCCAGTGCTCCACAAGGTGATCCTTCGATGTTAGAAATGTTACAGGTTATTAATTCAGTACCATTTGTTCCAACACAAGCTGCTCTTGAAGACAAAGGTAAAACACCTATGTTAGCAAGATTAGTGTTGGCTACAACTAATACTCCACATTTGAATGCAAAATATTATTTTTCATGTCCTTTGGCCATACAACGTAGATTGCCATTTGTGATTGATGTTAGACCTAAGGATGAATATTCAAAAGATAAATGTATGTTAGATGGTTCTTTAGTGCCAAGTGTTGAAGATGGGGATTATCCAGATTTCTGGATATTGACTGTGAAAGCAGTCAAACCAAATAAATTGAATAAAGGTACTATAAATCAACATGCTGAATTTGAAACGATTGCTGAATTTGATAATATCTATGAATTTCTTGATTGGTTTTCTGAAGAAGCACTAAAATATAGTGTGATTCAGAATAAGGAGAGCAATTGTAAGACAAATATGGCTCAAATTAAATTATGTGATGTTTGTCATAGACCAACAAAACATTGTAAATGTGTATTACAATCTGATAATGAGACCGCAGACATGAGATTAAATAATATTTTATCTCGCAGAGCGGAAATACGTCAAGAACGAGGTTTGGATAGTATCGAAGAACCTCATTTTAAAGTTAATTTTATGGAAAAATTTAAAACTTTTTTATTATTTTTCTTTTTCTTTTTATATTATAAAGTGTGG